ACTTCCTCAAAGCTAATCTTAGGACGACTGACGTTCATAACGTTCTGTGTAAATTCCCTTGCGTTTCCTTGTGCACCAAAATTCTCTACCTTAACCCTAAAACGAAATTTGAGTTTAGGCATTAGAATTCCTGCTGTACCGGATTCGTCAACTGGAACACCAAACTTATTTGTATTTCCAAAAATTGCCATTTGTTTTTCTCCTAACTTAAAATCCTTTTGGATTTATGTTACAGTTATTTATCTAATTAACAGCATTTTTGTTATAGTGTGTTTTAACGAAACCAAAAAAAAGGGGCCTAAAAGACCCCTTTTTATTGTTAAGTAATTAAACTTACGCTGTTGAACCCAATGTGTTCTGGATTCTGATTGGTATATAAATAAACTCAATCGCTTTCACTGGCTGGATCGCAATATCGATATAAAGTTCGTTTCTATCGATTCTTGTTGGAGTGTTGTTTGATCCGTCACATACTGTAACATAATCAAATAAACCTCTTTGGATTACTAAGTTAGATAGGAATCCATCAACAACGCCTTTTGCGTTCTGTCTTGTGATATCATCGTTCGGTTCAAACAAGAATGGCTTAACGATATCGTCAAGTCTTTCTCTAATGTGAACAATGAGTCTTGCAACGTTAATTCTATCCAAAGCACTTGCAGTTGGGTTTAGTGTCTTCTGACCGAAAACAACTAGTCCTCTACCTGGGAAAGAAGCGATAGGGTTAACTTTATTCAAGTATAAATTATCTCTCTGTCCTTCGTTAAGTGTTACTGGAACGTACTCGCCATCAGTTGCGTTAACATAACCTACTGAAGTTGCGTTTTGTACTAGTCCTCTTTGGAAACCAGCTGGTGCAAACCAAGGGTAAGCAATCTGGTCATTAAATGCAAGAGTTCTTAAAGCAACATGACTTGGTGGTACAACTACGTTAGTACCGTCTAAGTTTGTTGATAAAGCACTTGGATAGTAAACTGCCGCATATGGAGAGCTTGTTAGCAATCCTTCTTCGCCATTTTCACTAGCAGTATTGGCGTTTGTTGCCCAGTTTTTAGTGCTTGTAGCATCTGCTTTAAGTCTAAATGGTGTGTCGCCTACAACAAATGCTGTATTTCTTCTATCACCACTTAGTGCAACCATCTCATCTAATAGCTCTGGGAATCCAGGAGCGGATATTAGATTGAAAGCATTAATTTCACTTCTAAGATCATCATTAGAAACAATAACACTTTGCATTGCAACTTTAACTACATTGTGTACTGCTTTTCTTAAACCAAACATTCTTCCATCTACTTGGTTCATAGAAGCATCTACCCAAACGTTGCCAATATTAGTTCCTGCAGGAGTATAATTAATCTTATACTCTTTAACATTACCTGCTGAAGCACGTTTGTTAAATCCTAACATACCTTGTGGATATGCTGTTCTTAAAGGTGCATCTGCATCTAAGGAACTTGCTTTGGTTTGTCTAAAGTCAGCATATATAACACCTTCAGCAGTTACTTGGTCTTTACCATCTACTGCTACCCAACTACCCGAAGCTCTTTTGTAAAGTGCTGGGAAGTTTTCAGTGTCATCTGAATCTAACCATACATCGCCGTCTACTAATGCTGTACCATCACTCTGAGTGCTTGGAGCAGTTGAAGCCACTTGTAAGTCCTTAGTAAGTGTCTGCCAACCAGCACTTGCATCGTTTTCTAAGATATCTGTTTTTGCTAAAGAAACACCTGCATCGTACCAGTAAGTACCTTCCGCTAATGTTCCTGTAATTGTTGTCTTACTTGCTTGGTAACTTAAATCACCGAAGTTAGAGTAAGTAATGTCTGCCGTTGCCGCGCCTGCACCTAGACCCAATGAACTTGGACCAAAGTCTGCGTGTAGACTTTTAACTTCTACATCTCTGCCTGAAGAAACTGTTAACACTATGTTAGTGTCATCNCCTTCAGAAGCAACTACATCGCTAACGCCTGCACCTGATAATGCACTGTTAATATCAAATACTGCATCTTCAACTGTTGATGTAGCAGGTGTGCTACTGATTGAAGCCGTAAGTGCTACGTTTACAGTTGTGCCATTATAGACTACTTGTACGTTTGCGTTACCTGAAACATCAATTGCCGCTTTCGCAGAACCTGTTCCAGTTACTGTTGCTTTGCCGTTATGTCTTTTCAATGTTAGACTTGCTGTAGTATTACCTACTGCGATTAAGTCGCCTACTGAAACATTAGCAGTACCTATTGAAGTATATGCCGCATTAGTGTCTGTAAACAACGGAGTTGCTACTGCACTGAAAGACTTACTTGCTAGGCTGTAATATTTAACACTTAGCTCTACGCCAGTGTTTGGTGTAGTTTTTTGAATAAAAACGTCACCTGAAGATAACGCACTAACGCCATCACTTTGTAAAGTTGGTACTGCAAGGTGTGTTCCAAACTGGAAGTCACTGCTTGTAGCAGAGATCCAACTTGCTGATCCAATTTCATACCAGTCATCGCTGTACTTTTCAAAGTACTTGACTGTTGTTGCTGTTCCGCCAGCGGCTGTGTTAGCCACAACTGCGTAATCACCGTTAAGACCAAATGATTGCTTTGGTGCTCCGGTGGCGCTCTTAATATTGATTTTATCTGCAACTGATACGGATTTTTTAACCCATGCTGTACCTGACCATTCTCTTAGTCCAAAAGATGAACTTGCTGTGTCAAACCAGTATGAACCGTCTGCAATAGCGCCTGTTGGTGCTGTTGAAGAAGCGGCTAATTGACCTAAGTCAATATCCGCTCTTACGATAAATGCTCTGTTTGCCAAACCTAAGAATGAGTGGGCCGCTAGTAAGCCGTATTCGTTGAGATCATAACCATTTAATGCTGTACTACCACTGCTGTAAAACAACGGATTACCAAAGTTCTGTAAAAGTTCTCTTTGGCTCGTAATTAATTTTAATTTACCTGCTTGTGTTTTAGTAGTAAATGCTGATGTTCCTGTGCCAGTTGGACTGCTCTTATCCTGAGCTGTCGCAATGACGATTAAAGGAACTGTTCCTGCGCCTGCTGAGGCGTAAAACGATTCATCACTTACACTAATACTAACACCAGGTGATACTAATTCTGCCATTATAATCTCCTAATTTAATTTCGCTACATAGTATTATGTATAGATATTTATCAAAACAACGGGTAAATGGTATTATTATACAACTACTTTTCTAAATTTATAGGTGGTTTGATAAATATGCAAATTTTATCTGTTATAATGCTTTCAGGTATTATCGGTTAAATCGGATGATATTTGGAGAACTGATGCTTCTAGGTCTGTTAAAGTGCCTGTGTTTTCAATTTCATAGTCAAACTCGAAACCTACCCACTTCCACTCACTTGCATGTATGTGTCTGTATTTAGTCTCCATGGTGTGTTTTGCTGTTACACTACCATTGTTGGCATGTACAGCCACTTCATACCACTCGGGTAACTCAGAGCGTTTTACATGTATTACTACTCCGCCTAATTCCTTGATTAAGTTAAGTTCATTTTTAAATCTAGCATCGCTAACAACTACACACAGTTCATCTTGGCGTTGTCGTCTTATTCTGTATTCTAAACTGTTTAGCCATATGTCTTGACTAAAATGAGTACGCATAATATCTGTGCCTAACAACTGTAATGCAAGTCTAGGAGTAAAGTTATCAATCCCTAATTTTCTAGTCCAGTATAAGTCTGCTGTTTCTCTGAACTCTCTACTGTCCATAGAATCGCCTTCTAGCATTTCTCTTTGCCATCCAAATATACTTGCACACATATCTTTCAATGGTGCCGCGAAACTATCTTGTACACATCCTTGTTCTACGAACATTTTTGCTACAGTGTCTTTACCGCTACCTATGAATCCGCAAATGCCTATTAAATTACTCATGCCAATACTTATGTTATGTTTACAGTAATACTACTTTAAAAAGGTTCCGTTGTCAACCATTTTTTCCCATGTACTGAACGGAATATCCTTTTCAGCCATAAGTCGTAGTGTTACTCTTGGTGTGTTGTCCTCTATTTTTACTTTGTGCCACTTGGCTAAATTGAGCAGGAAAGGATTATTGAATCCTTCTTTTACTGCTATTTGTGTTAAATGTGGTTCCCAAACTTCTGGCTTACAGAAATAATCATTAGGACTGCTTGTCATTAAACTTTTATCTGCTGTGTAGGATCTAGGTTTGATATTATTAAATATATTGTTTGACTTTTGCCCTACAACATCCTTATTGATATAATCTGTAACAATTTCTTCAGTGGCTTGTTGCAGTACATCATCGCCATCAGCAAACAGTATTTGAGAATTTACTGGGTCGCCTATCAATCTAAAGTTGCAAACTGTACTAAAACGTTGCTCAGTTACAATAGGATTATTATGTGCAGGGTACTGTATTCCTTCACAGTGCCAATCACTAGGATCATTCCATGCTAATAATGTACAAGGAAAAAACTGATGGCCTATTCCACTTGACCACATACGTTTAATAAATTCATCTGGAAAGTTATCTCTAACAAACTCGTTTAATCTACGCATAACCTTTTTGTCGGTGATGTATCCTACTCCACTAAAATTTTGTTTAAACTCTTTGCCTGTATAAAAATCAGATGTTGAGTCGTGCCACTGTACTTTGTCAGCACCTAAGTTTGATTGTTGGGAATAATTGTGTATAAGATCCAAGTCTTCTTCACATAAAATATCGTCTACAGTGAAGGGATTGTCTAAGGTAGGAAGTTCACAAAAACAATTGTTCATTAACTCTATCCAAGAACAAAACCAAGCGGAGCATTACCTTCTTCCATATTATGGAGTCCAGCAATCAATGAGTCTAGTTCAGTAAGGGCTTCTGTTTTTAAAGCATCGCCATTTAGTGTAGTTGCGCCACCAGGTCCTGGTAGTCCGCCTGGGAATTTACTTCTTGCTTCGCCGAGCATCATTTTGCTCTGGGCTAAAGCATAAGCACTTAACCAGTCACTTGCATATACATCTTTTATTAGCACACTTTCTGGAATGAAGTTATGTACTCCTACTGCAATATCTTCTGCGTGATTTACGTTTCTTAGAATAGTTAATTCTTTTGAATTTCTGTTAAAGTTAAAGTTGTACTCGCTACCAAATATACGACCAATAGTTTCTTTGTATTGTGCAAACGCATCAAATACAGCAAGTCCACCTATTTGTCCTGCTTGTAGCATGTACATGTTATTGAATGCAACGTCAAATGGATCAAAGTTTGTTCCGCCGCCGCTGTTAGTACCAATGCCTCGTCTATACAGTCTTTTTACATCAATAACTTCATCTGGCAATGTGTATTTTGTTACACCTGCCTGTGTTTGTATAAAAATAACTGCTTCTTCGACTGAGCCTGAACTAAGTTGTCTGTATTTTGCTATTGCTTTATTAATTGCAACGTCATAATGATCTCTGTCTAATTCAACATCAACCATTCCATCTGCAAGACGCAACCCTATCTCATTGATAAGTTCGTCTCGGTTGTTGTAACCTATTTGATCTATTTTGGTAGCCATACTACTATTTATCTTTTATGGTATCTAGAATGCTCTAAGTATGATTGTAGTATCGTTTAATCTACCATTCATTTTAGTAGGCGTAGTTTTGACTTCATCGAATGCTTTTGAAAACTTTGTTTTTGCTTTGCCAGTCCAATTATTAATTTGTTCTATTGGTTTACGCAAAGTTTTTTGTATACTTAACTCTTCGTCGAAGTCTTGTAGTGTAGTTCCTTTGACCATTAAGCCTGCACCTTCTCTACCCCACCCTTTAGGGTCCTTATTCTTCGCGTGATACACGCCAATCTTCCGGGACTTAGTATTGTATACCCAAAGTTCATTAGCGTATACGACATCTGTGGGCGTTATAGATGCTATTCCTAATGCACCATCGGCTATTTGGAACTTTAACTTCTTAACAATAACGTCTTTGCTCCTTGCTCTAGGCTTTCTAGTTTTCCTAGTTGCCTTGCCGGCTATAATAAGTGCATCGCAGGCATTCATTATTTTTTCAAAGAACATTTTATAGTCGGTCTTCATTTTTTTAGACATAAAACTGTATGCTTCATTTAGTTGCTCACAGGTTCCTGCTAAACTCTCAACTGCTTCTTCGTGAATAGGAACATATTGGTCTCTGATTAGTTTTGCATGTGCTGGTTTGATTACTCCGCCACCATAAATTTTCATATCCTTCTCTGGATCGAATGTCTTTAGGTCAAATTTTTCACCAATTACAAAGTTATCTAAAACTTCGTCCCAATTGCCACACAAATCTGTTATCTGTTCTAGCATACGTTCCTGAATACTAACCTTAGGTTTAGCATCTGCCTTCTTCTCTTGTGCTTTTTCAATAATTGCTTCTGCTTTATTTTCTAAAGAAGGAATTTTTTCCAATAAATGAGTTCTAATGTCCGGGTGCATGTATCCAGTCTTGGACCAAATGTAAGTATGCTTGGCAAAAGTGCTAAACCAAACATCAGGCACTCTTTTTAATTTTTTAAT